ATCCGTGCAATTATTCATTTGTTCGTTTGCAATTGCAAATGCAAGTAAACCTGCAATAATAAATGTAATTGAAAATAGTTTCATATTGACCTCGTTATTATTTATTTGACCACAAAAATTGTTCGATCTCTGCCCAACATTCGTGTTCATTATCATAGTCAGCAGTAAAACCAACAAATGACCAATCAATATTTAAAGTCTTAGCATATTCTAAAACTTTTTCAACTGATTCGCCAGATTTAACTTTTGTGATTAGTTCTTCAACGGCATTTTCTGCCTCGTCATGTAACCATGCTTTTACTTTACCCATAATGTATCCTTTCGTTTAATCATAATATTGTTATATAATACACTAAAATACTGATAAAGTCAAGCATTATTAAATAAAAAAACCCCTGGTTTCCCAAGGGTTTTGAAAATAGAGGTGCGACATAATGTCGCTATTATGCGTTTTTTCGCATGAAATCGTCATTCCAACCAAATGCTTCTTTGATTAGATTCGCTGTTAACCCCTTGTAGTGTTTGTTTAATTCTTTGTCTTTTGCCTGGATTAGAAGGTTTGCCTCTTCTTCACATAATCCTTCTAACATTTGTATGAACATATTATCTCTTTTTATTTGAGATAATTGTGGATTACCACCTTCTAAAAAATGAAACATTCTTTTAACTTCTTGTTTCAACCATGTATGTTCAGTACCTATCGGCGCTTCATTCTTTTTGAATGGTGGTTTACCTTCTGGTAATAACCAGACTAACTTAGGACTAAATGCACCTTTCAAAAACATTCTTAATTCATTTGTATCATATCTTCTTAATACTTCAATCTTCTTAGGTTTATCTTTTGCATTATTAACCTTTGTTAATATTTCGTGAAAAGATAAATTATAATTATCTGCCATTTTAAAACTCCTCTATTTTTCCTATCAGTTCTTTCAAATCATTGTTAATTAAATAAGGTAATATCTTACTGCGATTTGCAACAGTAATTTCTGCCTCTTGATACTCATTATATATATCATTTTCTAATTCGTCTGGAATGAAATCAAAATCTATAAGTCTTTGATTACGCTGATAATTACGATAATGATATTCATTACAAAAATCTTGTGGGTCATTACCTCTCATTAAACTGTCAATCCAACCTGCTAACTTTTTCTTCATTACAGGTTTTTGTTTTATATTATTAATAAATGTATCATCTGGTGATAAAAAATTAGGTATACCATCTGATGTGTCACCTCTTAAAATATGTTCATAAACATATTCTTGAGGACTATCAGATTCAATAAACTTTTTTTGTATAGGTGCATATTGTATAACATTAGGATATTTTTGTAATTGTTGAAAGTCTTTGTCACCTGATATAATTAAATACTTTTCATTAAACCATTTGTTTACTGTCTTCTTTATTATTACTGCAATAATATCATCTGCTTCAACACGATCTAATTGTACAACTTTGTAAGGAAAGTTTTCTTTTATTTCTTCTTTTAATGTATGTATTAAACCAAATACTTCTTCCCAATCTGTAGTTGATTCACTTCTACCTTCTCTGCGTTTTGCTTTGTAGTGTTCAAAAATATCTCTACGCCAAGGATTAGGACCGTCAACGGCGATAACTATATCACCTGGATAATCATTTCTAAATCTATGTACATAACCTCGTATTGAATTTAATACCATGTGTCTAACCATAGGTATCGATAAGACATTCTTATCTTTACTCATTGCTAGTTGTACGGCGATGTTAGATATTGCTACTTGGGAATAATCAATTAGTATCATTAAAATCTATTTCACTTTCAAATTCTATAATGTTTTCGGGTTTACCTTCAGGTACTTTGACAATCTTTGTGCCAGAATAATTAACAACTGAATATTTTCTACCTTTTAGTTTTTCAACATACATCATTTTATCTGTTATATTATGAAAAGGATGGTTTAAATCCATTTCTCTATATAACATTGCTCTAAATGCTTCTAGAAATATACCTACATCTAGAAAAGTTTTAGTACCTTGAGGTTTACCTATATTTAAACCTTCTTGTTGTAATGACGCCACTAACTGAATAATCATATCATCTGCTAGTGCGTCTGCATATTTCTTAGTCTGTTGCTCTTCTATAGAATCTAAATTATCTACATCTGAAATAGATAATTCTTCGCCATGAGGAAAAGATAAAACTTTAGCCATGTATTATTTCGCCTTTAAAATTCAGTTTACCTTCATTGATAAAATGTTCTCTAAGGTCTGTATACCCACCAATGAGCGTATCCTCATTCATAATTTGTGGCATAGACCTAACTTGTTTACCTATCATTTCAAACATCTGGTCTATAGTGACGGTATATTTTCCGTCACTTCCAGACATACCAGTAGATAGTTTATATTCCTCAAAAGGAATATTCAATTTGTCTAACAATACCTTTGCTTTTGTGCAATATACACAACTAGGTTTTGTAAAGACTTTATACATTATATTAACTCCTCGCTTACTTGAGGAACAGGAATCGCTGATAACTCATCTTCAAATTCCTCAACAGCATTGTCTATTTTGTCTTTACTATTTATACTATGTTGTAAAGCAATCTCTTGTTGTATCATATCATACAATTTATTTGCCTCACCCATAGGTAGTTTAAGACCTACATAAACTCTATACTCGCCCATAGGAGTAATAGTGACTTTGATTTTCCAGTTCTCATAACCTTGAACCTTAGTCTCTTTTATTTTATTGATAATAGTAATCTCTGTTTGAGATATAGCAGTTTTATTACCTGCACCTATTTCAACATTACCTGTTTCAGTTCTATAGAGAGAAGTTTTTTCATTCATTTCTCCGTGCAAAATATCAGCAATCTCTGCTTTTGCAATCAATTGTGCTTTTTCTTTTGCTAACTGTAAATCAGGACTTGTTGATGTACCTGCACCATAGATAAAGTTTTTATCTTTTTTCTTGTTAGGGTATTCTAGATACCAAGTGGGTACAACTTCAGTTAAGTTATCGCCATTACTTTCTTCTACATCTATTTTTGTCATACCACTACATGATACAACAAACAATGCAAGTAATAACATCATTAATATATTCTTCATTCGCTAGTCACCTCCTTAAATGCTTCTATAGTGTTTACAACACTATCCCAAAAGTCGAATACAACTGTTGGTCCATAAACGGTCACAACCATATAACCTATTATAAAACCTATTATTAATTTAATCATGGGTACCTCCAAGTTCCATCTTCATTTAAACATACTTTCTTAGGTAGTTTAAATAATCCTTCACCTTTTACATAACGACAGTATTCTTGTTCAGATACGCCGGCATAATAAAATTTTGCAAATAGTTCCCAATAAGTAGGACCTACATTGCCGTCCCTACACACCATTTTAGTTTCTAATAAAACTTCTTTATCTGGTGTATAAATTTTTTGTATAACACAATTACTTTCCATAGTGTGAGCATATGAATAATTTACTTTAAATAATAATATTGCTATTACTAAAGAAATAAAAATCATAATTGAAAATTTAAAAGGTGTCATCATATCATTCTCTCAATTATTTGCCATCTACCATCAGGTAGTTGACATGCTTTACCAAACTCTGTACTTCTATCTCTACTTGATATTGAGTATAGAGGGAATGTGTCTTGTATATCAACGGTTGATGTATAATCAACACATTTAAAACCGTTATCAATATATGATCTAGTTATTTTAATATCACCTTTATTACCTGTTTTAGGGTTGTGCCACATTAAATAACTTGATTTGCCTGAAGGCATATTATTTAAATGATCTACAAACATTTCACTATGTACTGTTCTATCATGCATACCTAAGTTTGTGCATGAAAATAGAAAAGGTAATAATAATAAACTAGATAAGTGCTTCAAGTTCTTCATGTGTCAATGGTTTATCATCGCCTGATGATTGCGAAACTTCAAAAGTATCTTTTAAGATATCTTCATCTTTTTCATCTTTTGATTTATATACAGGCCATGCTTTTGTGCCTTCGTGACATTGGGCAAGATTTTCCCAATTCACATCATAAGGTAAATTTAGAGAACCCATTTCTCTAAGAAACTTCGCTTTCTGTTTGCCTGTTTTATAAGAATTAAATTCTGCCATGATAGCAGGCATTGATAAGTCGTTGTCTAGTATAATTTGTTTTTTAGTTTTTTTCATAATGCTATCTCCCTATATCTTTTATGTTGTTTTTAGTAATCACTTGATACGCCCCTTTATTATAAGCAGGTGCAACAGTAAACTTTTTACTTTCTTCTAATCGCCAGTTATGATGAGGTTTAGTACCACCTGACTTCTGGCGAGGACGAAGGGACTCGAACCCTCGACCTCCTGCGTGACAGGCAGGCGTTCTAACCGGCTGAACTACGCCCTCATTTCTAGTTTCATACCAATTAGGTATAACTCTAAAACTCTTTGTATCTATCTTTCTATCAGGATCAATGCCTAATGATCTAAGATACTTTCTTTGTTCATCTACTGCCTGACGATAAGACTTATTTTTAATAACTTTTTTAAATCGTCTAGGACTTGAATTGTGTGTGTAAATTATTGCCATTCTTGTATATTATATAGGAAAAAGGGTTAATTGTCAAGCATTAATTTTTGTTGATTTTCTTGATCTTTTTCAAACTCCTCAACCATATTCTCATATTTTTCAACAGTTTGATCAATAATACCACTAACTCTTTTCTTTGATTCTATGGTATTTAATGACATTTGAATTGATCTTAACTCGTCAATAAATGTTAAAATATCTAGCATTGTGTACTCTCCTTCTTTTCATTAAAATCTTTTAATAACATAAACGGTACTTTCTGACCATAGTCATGATAATAACTAGAATCAGCATACGGTGTATCGTGTAAATCATACACATCACTATATGTCTTATAATATTCTTCATCATCTACGATAAAAACCTCAGATGATTGCAACTGATCAGGATCAATCTTGTAATCCTTCTTGCTCTCATAGTCTGCATAAACTTGATCTGCATTTTCTTTGAGAGATGGAATTGCATCCTTCATTTTGAACAATTCAGAATACGGAACATTTCTGTAAATTGTCCATGAATTAGCAAATGTACCAGGATCTTCATGATCCCAATAGTGTCTTGAATAAACAACATGAAACGCCATTATATTATTTGCCCCCTAACATGTGAAGAACATACCACCATGTATATTCTTTTGAATTTTCTACACCAAACATCCATAAGATGTCGATAAAACCTAACCCTAATATTGCCATAAAACTAAAAGTAAATAATTCTGATTTTGTCATAATATAGTTTCCTTTCGTTTATCTTAAATATAATGGACCAGTCCATTGTATTGGGTAATTACCTTCGAGGACATTACCTCTTGGTGAATTTAAAGCAGGTCTTGCCCAACTTGCAGGTTTAAGAACATCACCTTCTTTAAAATGTCTAAATGCTTTCTTTACAATGAAAGAATGAACAGAGTGTTTAGCAATAATCTTAATAAACTTTTGTCCTTCTTTTACAGACCATGAGTTAGCAAACTCTTGTTTCATATTTTCATTCTGAGTATCTTTATTGTAATCTTCAATAGAAGCATTAATTAAGTTTTGAATGCCTTCTTTGATGTTTTTTGATGGTTTAACTTTAATCATAATGTATATCCTTTCGAAATATATGTACACATTACACTAAAACGACATGATTTGCAAGCATTATTTTTAAAAAAATGCAAATAAAAACCCTTATTTTTCAAGGGTTTAACTAGGTGCGACAATATGCACACCTAATGTTCTTACTTTGTTCTTATTTTATTGATAGATTTATCACGATTGTGACCCTTAATTCGTCACTTTCGAAGGGTGGCACTTCATGAACTAGACAAGATGGCGTAATCAGTAGATCATCTTGTTTGACACTTACCTGAAAATATGGTAATTGATAACTATGTTTCTCGTTTCGTATATCTAATTTACTATAATAATCAGGTCTTATATACTTAATACTATTTGCCCATTGATGTGAATTGTAAAATGTTGTTGTACTATGTTTCTTAGGATTAAACTTTGCATAATGAATACAAGTATAATCACTATCACCTATATGATCGTGTGCTCTCATATATTGTTGTGACTTCATTGCTGTATAATTGGCAATAGTCCATTTATACTGACAATCTAAATCTAACTCTCTCATGAAAGTGTCGAATACTTTTTTGTATTCGGGCATGATAGGTTTATAATTTACTTCTTTAAACTTTGGGTTGTTTCTGTCTCTATTACTGTGGTGTGTTTTACTATGTAAATAAGATTTGTTATCCCAACTATTACGACTTGAATCAATATCGTAGTTATGATGAATATCATCTAGTATTGATTTAGGTGTCTTTACATTATATTTGTAAAAGGGTACACCAAAGATATATTTCATCTAGTATTGCCGTAGTGTTTAATTACACAATGTTTAGTTGCGTCTGAATGTTTCAATGTTCTATACGGATCAATAATACAACTACCTGGGTTAAACTGTGAGGGTATTAATCCTTTGTCATGTATTAGATAAGTGTATGCACCTTCATCAGGCGCTTCATCATAATATACTTTCATACTATCATCTAGATTCTGTATGTACCAACCTACTAACATAGAAGGACTACCTATTGTTTGATCAATACCAGGTTTGAATGCCTTACCTAATATTACTACAGGCATTTGATACTGCATAACATATCGTGCCATATTATATGCTTGTTGTTCTCTTACTTTCATAATACTATCAAACAAATCATAACCTAAATTTAATCTTTTTGCCATATGTCTTAATGCGATATTATCTCTAGGGTGACAAGCACCACCATCACCAAAACCTGCCATCATATAACTAGGACCCATTATTCTTTGAGTAGAATATTTTAATGCGTCTGTGACTACATCAACATTTATGTGACCTACTTTCATTGCGACATCTTGTATCATGTTTACTAAACATAGTTTTGCGGTGATAAAAGTATTATAGAAAACTTTTAGTGATTCTATCTCTTCCCATGTGCCTATCTCGTATCTAGCATTTTTTTCTAGTATAGGATCATATACATCTCTTAGTGTTTTAGTTTCTCTACTTTCATGACCAGAAGATGTGCCTATCATAATCATTTCAGGATTTCTCATATCCCATTTTACTGTGCCTTGTGCAATTAGATATGGGTTGTATATAAACTTACCATTCTTAATTAGAGGAACAATCTCTCGTCTTACTGTGCCAGGTAATACTGTAGATATAACTGAAATCAATGTGCCTTCGTTCACATGTTCATCTACATCTTTTACTGCTTGAATAAGATATGAATAATCAAAATCTTTTGGTTCTAAATGTGAGGTAGGTGTTTCGCCACCATACTTAGGATCATGTGGTGTTTGTACTGCAACTAATACAACATCTTTATCTTTACATGCCTCTTCTAATGTGCCTGATAAACCTTCTACATTTATATTTGGGTCATAACCCACCACATCATGTTTCTCTGATAATACTTCAGCAGCATCTCTGCCTAATTTACCTAATCCTATAAATCCTATTTTCATATTAACTCTCCATATTGTTTTGATTTATTATCCATTTCAATCCAACTGTCACCTGGTAATAGACATAATAATTCTTTCTTAAAATATATATTAAAGTTTGCTTTGTCTTGACTTAAAAACTTTGCACCACTATCATGTGTATCTATCGTACAACGACCATGATGAAAACCACAATAGACTAAATTTTCAAACCACATTATTCTACTTCTTATATCTTGATGACGAACAAAAGTATAGTCTTCAAATGCTTTGTGTACGCCATAAAATTCTTTTGTACTATTAAACATACAAACAAATTTATTAGGTTTATCTTTTAAATATTCTGCTATCTTAATGGCAAAGTAATCATTAACTGTATCAACATATTTACCTTCATGTGGTGGTGGTTGTACTCGCCAAGGATCAAATATTAAGTAAGCAGTTTTGTTTTCGTTCATCTAAACTTTTGCATATCACATACAGGTATTGGGTTCATTTTATGCATATTTTGTTTTCTCATTTTTTTGTATGTTTCTAATTTATGCAAATCTTTTTTTACTGTGACAATGGTACCCATTTCATCTTGTTTCATACACTTTTCTAAATCATCATAAGTCATACCTATCTGATCTTCGTCTGTTCTACCATCATCCCATAAACCATCTGTAGGTGGTGCGTCTTGTATGTCTTCTAATATATTTAAATAACTTGCCATTTTATATACTTCACTTTTCATACAATCTGCAATAGGTGATATATCAACACCACCATCGCCATACTTAGTGTAAAATCCTACACCAAAGTCTTCTACTTTATTACCTGTGCCTACAACTAAACCATTTTCTGATGTTGCAACTTGATATAACATCATCATTCTTAATCTACTACGACTATTAGCAAAAGCATGTTCACTATCTGCACCTAGATATCTTGACGCATTTTCAAACTCATGAAATATTTTTTCTAGATTGATAATTCTACGACTTACATTTTCAAAGTTTTCTTCTAACCACCATGCATGTTCTAACGCTAACATGTCTTTATTTTTTATAGTCATAACAATTGGTATTGTTCTTATACCTGTTTTTGCTGATAGTGTGGAAACAACGCTACTGTCAATACCACCTGACACACCCATAACTAAACATTTTTTATTATGTTGTTCAGCGTAGTCTGTAATCCAATCTACTATATGTTCAACTTTCTCTTTCATCTTCATACCTTTCTGCAACAATTAAACAGTTACCATGATTATCAACTTTTTGCCAGTTCTTTTTAAATGGACCCATATCTCTTGTAGATATGTTAACATGAAAACCTGCACCTTCAAATCTATCATGCCACCATAAAACATCTTCTCTTATAAAATGAGATTTATCATGTTCATAACTTTCTATAATATATTTTTCACCATCACCTAGTGGTATCATTGCCATAATTTTTTTACCACCTTTTCGTAATACTTTTAATTGTTCATCTATTTTATCATAAGGTATATGTTCTAAAATATCTTTACATAATATCCAGTCATAACCACCTTTTGCACATACTAAAGGTTCTTGTGGTTTTATAACACCACACCACTTTCTAGTATTTTCTTCTATTTGACTTACTGCATATTCTGATACATCAACACCGTATGCTTTATATCCTAATAATCTTAAACCTTTTACAGTAAAACCTTTTGCACAACCAAAGTCTAATACTTTATCATCATCACCTAAATTCATATATCTTGCGATATGATGACACATTGGTATTGTAAGTTCAGGCATCCATCTATAATGTGAATACAAAGACTTACCTGTCTCTGCACCTCTCTCGTAATAGTCTTCGTTAAAATATTCGTTTTCGTTAAATAAAGTTTTCATGTTCTAAAGGTTCCTTAAATTCTTCAAATCTATTTACTTTGCCTGCTAAAAAATCATCTATCATATTTACATTGTTTGTAAATACACAACCTGCACAATCTTTTTTTGCGTCAAATTTTTGTTTTACTTTCTTATCAAGATAATCTAATATATCACTCGCATGACATAACTGATAACTTTCATGAAAGTGTTCATAGTTATCGTTTAATACTACACTATCACAAGGATAAACTGTGCCAGGTTTACCTGTTTCTTTATGTATCTCCTCAGATAGATAAGGTCTAAAATAACTTTGATGACAAGTAGAAGTTTGTGGTGCACCATGTATTTTATATTGATGAAAAAATCTTTTATCTTTTACTTGTGCTAAAACATTATCTAAACTTCTATGTTGTCGTATTAAATTTTCTTGTTGTAGTAAACAGTTAGGTAATAATCGTATATATTTACTACCACAAGCGTCTGCCACTTTAGATACTTTTTCTAATAGACCAACTCTGTCTGCCATTACTTCGTCTGACGCTTCATGTTCTACTGTATAAACCATAGAATTACCTATTGTAGTTTTAGACATATCAAATTTTTCTAAAGGTAAACCTATTCTGTTTTCCCAATCAAAAAATACATTAATAGATATTCTAACCCATGTAAACATTTTACATACATCTTCATCAACTCTTTTCCAATATGCTTTACTACCATTACTAATTAATGCAACTTGTAAACCCTCATTATATAACCATCTAACTAATTCATTAAAATGTTTGTAGGCAGTAGGTTCACCGCCACCGGTTAATATTACTGCCTTCAATCCTCTCGTCTTTAATTTTGTCACATAATCTTTAATTGTATCCATATCAATACGACTATGTGTATCTCTGTATGTCACACTACAATATGGACATTTTAAATTACATGCACCTTCTGGACTTATGTGTGTGCTAATAACTGTGTTAGGGTCACCTTTCATATAGTTCATCATTGATTCTTGATGACGCCACCACT